ACCATAAATCATATAAACATCATCATACAAAAAGAATTCCTGACCAGTATAGCTTTCAATTACTTTCCTGGCCCATTTTTCTGCAGCGGATAAGTCATCATATGATTTATAATCTGGATCTGATTGATCAGAACTGATTCCAATAGCATCGGCTGCTTGTGCAATATCAGCATATGGTGTAGTAACAAATATTTTATGAACATTTGTTACTACATCTGAGCCCACTGGAGATTCCCAAACTAATCTGAGGGATCTATTTCTAGTTGTATAAGATTGTGGCAAATAAACTTCATACGTTCCAGGATCAACTTCTGATTTAACAGAAGTTAAAGTAGTTAGAAGTGTATTTGATGAAATTGTTGGTGATATGGCAGGATCTTCAGTTATGTCGTAGACTTTAACTGTTGGTAATGAATTAGCATCTGTTGGAACACCACGCCAATAAACTTTATTTCTTATTACTGGTACGCTATTTACATATACTTCTGCCATTTAATTAAGGTTTAGTTATAGAATTCCTGTGCTTCTTTAGGAGTTGCTAAACGAAAACCTTCCTCCACATCAAAGATTTTTTGAGCGTCTTCTTCTTTCATTGCAATAAATGGATGTTCCCTTGTAAAGGTGAACCCCATAATATCATAACGAAAATTAGCTCTTTCCATTTTTACTAACACATTGTCTTTAGACTGAGTTTTATCAGGCTTAGCCAATACTTCTGTTTCGTCCATTTCCGCCTCATCTTCTTTTATATCTAGTGTCTTCGCATATACTGCGAATGTTACGCCTTCTTCTGAGAGGGCGGCAATAATATCTGCTTTATTTTTTAGACCTTCTGTATCAACTGCAAAGTCCTCTGCAATTTTTCTAAGTTCTGCAACCTTTAGGGTTTCAAACGACATATATTTCTCCTTAGTCTAGGTATTTAATTATAGCATTGATAAATTTAAATGAAAAGCCCCCGAATATTAATTCGGGGGCAATTCTAGAAGTTTGCTTATAAATTAAATTATGAAGCTACCTTAACGTTCTTAACTACGACCCAAGCATCTGCTTGTTCGATCTGAACACCAACACGAGTATACATTGTGTACTCAATTGAGTCCTTACGTGGCCAGAAGAAACGGTAAACAGTTACATCACGCTTGATACCAACAACAACGTTGTTAGGGAATGTCAAGTGGATATCTCCATGTGAACCTGTCTGTCCTGAGTAGTCGCCTGCCTGAGTTTCAGGAAGAAGTGGAACTTCAACGATTGGAATACCAAATGCGTATGGAGCTACATATCCTGCTGGACCTGAGAGTGGCTGAACATCTCCACGGATGATGCTTGAAGCAATATCCTGTGGGATTGTCTGGTTTGTTCCGATGCTGTTAGCATATAGGAAGTCTTGGATAAGGTTTGATCCTGCAAGGAAGCGAAGGTCTGTACGACGTTGCTTGTACTTACGTGGAAGCGCCTTAAGTGCTGAGTTAAATACTGCACGTGAAACTGTTGCTCCACCTGCGTCTACTACTCTACCGTATGTCTTAGCCTTCTTTACTACACCGTTAAATGCCTTGTAAAGTGGGTCTCCTGTCAATGCAGTGTTTCCGTTAAGGAGAACATCTTCAATGTCATTTCCTGCCTGTGTTGCTAGCATACGTGCGATATGATCTTCGAGATCAGCACCTTCAATATTGTCTTCTAGAGACTCAGTTGAAAGTTCCCAATCCAAGCGAAGCTTCTTTGTTGTGAGAGAAATCTTTGAGAATGTCACGGCTGCGTTAGCACCTGTATCATCACCTTCTGTAGCGAGCTTCATAAGCTTCTCGCCAACTCCAATGCGATCAATCTCGGTTGTGTCTGCCTTCATGCGAACTGTACGTGCGACTTTACCAATTACGGTTGCGTCGAACATATAGTCTAGAAAGCGAGCTGATTGTTCTGCGTTAAGCAGACCACCGTTTCCGTTTTCAGAAGCGGTATGGATACCTGTTCCACCTGAAGTGGAAGCGAATGTACCTGTTGCTGTTGTACCAGCTGCAATATCTTTTAATAGTTCATTGCTCATTTTTATTTTCACCTACCTTAGTTAAATATTTCATTGACGGAACCGAGGAAAGAACCGTTCCATTTTGATTTTGATTTTTGTAATACTACCTGTGACCCGCCAAGGTCAGAGGACTTCTTAATTGCAGTCTCGCCCTCAACTGCATCGACACGCTTTTGAACTGTATCGATTGTGTTGCGGATTTCTGCTACAGCTGCACTAAGTGCACTGTGTTGTTCTGCCAACTCTGAAATTCTACCGTCGACACTCTTGCTAAAAGTTTCAACTGTATCTTTAATAGTTGTAACCTGTGCAGCATTTGTTTCTGCGGCCTTATTTAGAGTTTCTGAGAAAAAGCCTTTTAGATCACCAAGCATCTTTGCAAAATCAGGTTCATCAACCATAACTTCTGATACGTCGGCAGCCTTCTCCAGAGTATCGGCAGGAGCGTCTTCTGCTACTGCTTCTGCAGGAGCTTCTTCTGTTGCAACTGTTTCTTCAACTGCTGCTGTTTCTTCTACGGCTGCTTCTGGTGCTACTGCATCTTCTGCAACTACGTTTTCTGTATTTTCTGACACTTCATTACCTCCTTCTGCGTTTGCCTGTTTTGCAATTGTTTGTGTATCAGGCAACGTAAATCTTGATTTCTTAAATGAATCAAGAATCTTATCTATTTCTTTTGACTTGTTTATATCTGATTTTTCAACCCAACCAATGATGGCTGCTGGCTTTCCAGAAACTGGTGAATCAAATGTTTTTTCTGTTGATAAAAATACTGAGTCGCTATCTTCACAATAAAAGATATTTTCTGTTATCGTCTCTGCAGCAATTCCTTTAAATACTAATGTGCCGTTCATTTTCTGAATAGAAAAAATGTTGCATAGTTCATTTGCTGGTGAATCAACTACTGATAACTCAATCAAATCGTAGCCCTTAATAAATCTAACTTGTTTTCCAGTTGCCTTATTAACTTCGTTGTCTGACTCATAAATTTTTCCGCCGATTGAAAATCCTGCTAGAGTTCCATCAAGAATCTTTTCCCAAGTATCCTGAGAGCCTTTTGAAATGTAAGCGTCTACATAAACTCCATTATAGAACTCGCCACTCTTTGTGTCGTAGTAAGTTTCTGGACGGAAAGAAACCATTTTACCAACTGCGTTTGACCCGTGCATTTCACGAATGTTTCCACGGAAATTTTCAAATGCTTTTAGGCTTGCTTCTGCAACAACTACATCTCCAGTTTGATCTATGTTGTCTAGCGTTGCAAATCCTGATACTGTGCGCTTTTCTCTGTTTACCTTTGTGAAAGGAACAGACAAATGGATGTTATCGCCATTTGAAGACCAGTGTGATTTTTCAATGTTCATATGCTTAATTTTATCTACTTATATATAAAAAGGCAAATAATGGTTGAGTGGGCTTACTCAACCTGTCTTCCATCACCCTTTGCATTTCTGCCTTCTCCAGAAATATCTGGGGAATTATTTTGTCTTTCTTGGGTTCTGGCTCTAGTATTTCCAGCCTGTGCTCTTTGTTCTGCGGCAGCCTGTGGTTTTAATTCAATTACGACATCTCCTCCATCTAGAGGAATCATGCCCTTTCTAATTCTAACTTCATTAGGAGTAATTACCTGCATGCGTAAATATCTTTCATCAATCTTAGATTGAGTATCCTCATCTGTAAGAGTTAATTCATTAAATTTAATTAAAAGCGCATCGGTCTTTTCTTCAATAATTCTATTTAATTTCTTTTCCAGTCTCATTTGTGCTGGACGGCAAACCTGCTCTTTAAATGTTTTATCTGCGTCTCTAGCATTTGCAAGGCTTACTCCTTCTGGGACACCGATCTTATTAATTGGCACTCTATGAGCCAAAAGAATTTCATCTCTATTTGCTAGACGATATTTATTAAATGAGCCTTCCTGAGTTCCTGCCTCAATTGGCTCCATCTTAAATTCAACCTTTGAGTCTGAAGTATCTGCAGGAAGCGGAACATAAAGTGATCTATGGTTCTTGCCCTTTAATCCAACTTGAAAAAACTCTAAAAGCTTACGTTCAGATTCAGGAGAAAGTTTTGCTCCTTTGACTGTAATAATATATCTTGGTACAGCCTTGTTTTCAAAGTAGTCTAGGTTATATCGTCCAGAAAATTCATTTCCTGCCAGCGCAGTTTGTGCTGCAATAACATCTGGAATTCCATAGTAGTTGTTCATAGGAGTATATTTCTTTAAATGAATAACTTCATTTGGACGGTCAAACTCTGAATATGAAATTGGATTTTCTGTTTCTGTGTCTCCAAAGTTTCTAAAGAATACTGCCTTGCCGTAAAGCAATTGAATAAACCCATCACGTAATCTGCGAACACGCATTGTCTTTGCAGGGATATGCCCAATGTATCCTATTGCTCCACTTGTGGTTCTTCCTATTTCTAGGAATCCATTTCCTGTGGCTTCTAAATCTGTATAAACCTTAATAAGTGTTTCTGTAAATGTATCTTCATCATTTGTAGAATCTAGCCATTCTTGCAAGTCTTGTCTCAATTTGCCTAACTTACGTCTTGCTCTTTCTAATTGCTTTTCATCTGTAATTGTATCTAGGGCATCATTTGTTTTTCTTGTTTCAACAAAATCGTATCCTAGTCCTACAATATTAGAAACCTTAGCATTAATTGCTGCGTAGTTATATGTTGATACTTCGTAAATCTGTGAAAGATATTCTAGGTTATAAACTGGTTGTACAAGGTCGAACATTGCATATCCAGTAACCGCCTGCTGTAATAAGTTCTGTTGTGTTCCTGTACCATCTTGTCCAGTAAATGCTTTTGAAAATTCTCTTGAAACCTTACGGCGGAATGCTGGGCTTAATCCATGAAGTTTTTTAATTTCTTCTAAATCAATATTGAATAGATCTGTATGCTC